CTGCAGCCATTTTAAACTCCTATTATCCTAATTCTTCTTCAGTTAAATAATCATCCAAGTACATTTTTAAAATGTCTAAAGAATCGTCTCTAGACGCAAAGAAAGCTGCAGCAGCCTCTGGATTTGCATTAGAAAGTACTTCTAACCATTGGAAGAAAAATTGATCACGTTTATATTTTAACATTGGATCAACAATTGCAGCGGGTGAATCCGCAAAGAAACCTACGATGTCATTGACGCTTGAGTAAGCATCTAAAGCTTGTCGATAGTGCTCATTGAATGGGATATTTCCCATCATGTGCTGTCCAACTTGTTCTTTATCTACCTCTTCCATTACCTCATCATAAGCGTAATGAATAGGCATATCTCTTAATAGACGATTTGACTCTTGTTCTTTTGTTTCTGCGTCAAAACCAGCCAATACGATATTGCAAAGTTGTGAAAGCTCAGAATCAATAAGAGGGAATAATTTCTCATTCAAGAAATCTTGAATTTTAAGTAACAATGGACGGATACCAGTATCGCGAGCAGCGATTAACTTAAATTCGTTATTAGCTTCTGATAAACCTTGTTGGTTTGTACCTTTTGACAAGTGTGAAAAACCAGGTAATTCATCAGGAGACATGTTGAATGCTGATAAAATATTGCGAGTCGTTTGATCAAATAAGAATTCAAACTCACCATCTTTTTTATTAGGTGTTGTTTGCATCCATTCAACAGTATCACCCTTAGCAACACCAAAAATAGGGGTTCTAAAAGAATTACTTACATTGTTGATAGAAGCATTGAATTGTTGCTTAATGTCCTCAACCGCTGCTTGATCAATGTCATCAGAACTGATAACAAGCATACCCTTGGCAGCGCGACCATTTTGGAAGTATAATTTATTGTAGATCTCAATCGACATATGTGTTGTCACAGATGTCATTGCAGTATCTAGTGGAGTAACTGGATAGCCATTGTGTTCAACGTCAGATGAAGGATAAAGATTGTAAACAATCATTTCCTTAGAAGTGAACGCTTGTTTTGGCATACCATTGATAGCTTGAATCCATGCATATTCGTCTTTTTCTAACATTGACTGATCGATTTCAACACCAGTCAAATACTGCAATGCTTTTAATGAACTTCTGCGTACAGATTCTGCAGCCTCACCTTTCTTAACAGAGTGAAAAATAGTTCCAGCGTCGACTGGACGGAATCTATGGAATTCGTCGTCATTGTCACCTTTGTAGATGATTTCAGTAGCAAACCAACCAAAAGCCAAACCATTTCTAGTTTGCAAATCCAAAAATTCTGGAAGGGTCATTTTATCTTCTTCATCTAAGCCGTCTGTTCGACCGCAATTGATAAGAAGTTTAACGAAACGGTCAATTCTCTCTTGAATTTTAACCATTTGTTCTGGTTCGATATGATCTTTAAATTCTGGTTTGATATCCACTTCAATACCGACGTCAAATCGATCTTTGCGGATATGACCCATCATTGATAGTGTATTACCACGAGCGCGAAGGATACCGGCGATTAAGAAATTTTGAGTACGAATGTTTTTAATAACGTTTGGAGGTAATAAGCCTCGACGTAATTTGTACAACCCTGCATAGTTATCATGAAGTGTTGGGTCTTCAGCAAAAGCTAAACGTGGGATTTTACCTTTTTTGCCTACTGCACCAGTTGCATGGCGCAATAGGGATTTCATCATGTCAGAATTAATATCACCCCGACTTGCATTCATAACCATAGCTTGATTAAATTGATCTTGCTGTTCTTGTGCGGAGCCAGCAGCTTCCATGATAATCTTCTTTTTATCTTCACTCATAGATTATCCTATTCCGCCGTCACGTAAAAAATATTGGCAGTTTCCATTGACAAGTTTGTAATTTCCAAGCTCTTCATTGAAGAACTTGACATAAACATTCCAGGAGCATTTGAACTACCTGCTTGCATTGGTTCGATTGTATTGGGAGTTGCAGAGTTGTTAATCTTAACTTCTAATTTTTTATTCGATTCGATATAAACAAATTGCTTTGCATCTCGATATACCATTAATGCTGCAGGGTTGTTTGAAACAGCCGACTCTACCGGCAAGGCATCGCTGCTATAAAATTCAATATAATCAGGAGAAACATCGGTAATTTCATAAGTACCAAAACTGACGGAGCTAAACCCAGCTACCAAGTCAACCTTGTCGCCTACCTGAACACCAGCTGCGCTAAAAATACTTAATTGATCAGCAAAACCAACACCTAATGTAATAGGTCCTTCAGCTTGTCCAGAATTATTTTCAATTGTAACACTCGTAGCTGTTCGAGAAAGAATTTTGTATTTTCCACGATTTACTGGGCTAAACAAACTACCTAATCTAATTTCATCTCCAACAATGACACCACCAACAATAAGATTTAGGGCTGTTCCACCAGTCGAAGCAATTGTCAATAAACTGGCATTCTTAGTAATTGTAATTTCAGTTGTGGCGTCGGCAGAGCTTCCCCTTGCTGTTCTAAAAGCCGGTGAAGTACCTGCATTTTTAGAAATTTTATAAGTATTGCTTGTACCGGCTTTTAAAGCAATATCCCATGTGGTAGTGTTGTCAGAAGCGTTTGACACAGTACCTGAAAATAAGGTCATGCTTTGACCTGCAGGTAAGGATAAAGACTGAGAAGTTGGCTCAGAAATATCAATCCCTTGTTGATCCCTATTCCACTTAAAATTGTTGCGAGATGGGTTGTTAGTAGGATTTGAGTCCTCATATGCGTTAACGTGAATTAAAAGGTTCAACTTAGACATTTTTTCTCCAAAATCTATGAGCTTTTATATAAAGATTGTATTTTTTGCGAATTTTTAGACCCAAATGGCTGTTTTTGCGCAAAAAAATGAAAATCAACCCCAATATATACGCCCTTTTCGCCTAACATTGGCTGCTGGGTTCGCACCTTGCGTAAGCTCTTGAATTTTATTCTTCATGATATTGTTGTTTACTTGTGTTACGATTTCCTTATTCTTTTCAATAGTTTGTACTGGTTTCATGTCTTTTGGATTACCAGTTGAGGTATGGATGACTTTTTTGCCCTTAATAAACATATTTTGAGCTGGGTATCTAATGGCATCCATAACATCGGCAACGCCATCCTTATCATGGTATGGCTTACCCTCAATGATTTCACCCTTGCCGTCTAATTGCCATTTATACTCACCAAAAGAGTCGATTACAATTTTATTGTTTGGGGTGTCAACAACAAAAAAACGACGAACATTCATAGAATCAACAATTTTACCCTGTAGACCAGTAATGCCATCTTCGACCACTTTGTCAAAAGAAGGACACTTCATTCCAGCCTTACGCTTTAAAGTCTTTAAATAAGCAGGGTAGTTTTGGTCGACAAACCAACGGTCGACATTCCATGTATTTTGCAGCTCACTGCCATATTTCACAATATCGTCAAGTTCCAAATGTTGTTGGATAAAGGTATCTAACAGCCAAGCTTCACCACCAGGCATTAAAGCAATAACAACCAAAACCGTGTAATCCGTATATCCCCAGTCACCACCACCAATAATCGTAACACCAAGGGATTTTAAATGGTCTTTTAGGTATTCAAAACTATCAATATTGACATCTTCACCTAAAAGTCTTTGAATTGCTTCTTTGACACTTAAGACGTTCTTTTGATTATCAAAGCGTGGATACACCAAGCCACTAGATGAAGGTTTATTACACAAAAGCTGTGCTTCACCCATATCTGCAGGTACTTGTTTAAAGTTATTTCTAACCGCAGCTACCTTTTTATAAAGCCCACCAACATCGTCACCCGGTCTATCAACCAAATAATTATGCATAACTGGAAGCATTGGGTGTAGAGCAATTCCAGCATAAGCTTCAAATCTTTCATAATCGTTCTTTTTTTCATCCTGAAGCTTATTCCAGTCCTCAGGAGAAAGATTTTCCATTGGAAGTTGACGCGAAAGGTAGCGAACAACCTTCGGCTCATCAGCCCTAGCCTCTTCCCTGGTAATTCTTTCTGTTACATCCAAGATGTTCCAACGCAGAACCTCTCCACCAGCGGCTAAAGTTTCCTTTAGTGTTTTTTCCATCAATCCACCGGCAAATTTACGAGTGGAAAGATAAACAGTTAAGGGAAAGTATTCTTTATAAAGCGAAGGAACCATCTTTGCTTCTTTAAGGGCTCGCACGTCTTGTACAATGTCAACCTCATCGATAAAAAGCATAGGTAAATGTTCAGAGTTCATACCACGAATGCTCATTACTAGAATTCGTAGATAAATGGATTCACCTGTATCGGTAATCCACTCAATTTTCTTTTTATTATCAGTAGCACGTTGCCAACCGTGATATTCAAGATATGGTCTCAATTCACGGAAAAATCCATTGGCATATTGAACAGCTTTGTCAGATTGATCAACCACAGCTGCAGCGTGTGCAATACTGATTTTGAAATGGATAAAGCACAACACCTCAAGTGCAGCAGCACTTAAGGTTTTAAAGGAGTCTCGACTTGAAAGCATGGTCACCTGTGGCGTGTCTTGAGACTGACCTGTTTTCATTAATTCATAAATACGCCACATAGCATCGGCTGGACCATGTGTGGATGTTGGATATACAACACCCGATGGAAAGTCAATATTAAAAAACAAATACATCCAAGCTCTCAACTCTTGTACGTTGTTGAGAGGCTTGAGTACCAGTTTTTTCTTGATCTCTTCAAGTTCCTGAGGAGAGTATAGACTTAACGCTTGAGCATCCATTTAATTTTGTTTAAAACCTTTTGGTAGAAAGATGTATTCAGAGCATCTTCTAATTTTTTAATACGTTCCATTGTTTCATGATCTACCTTAACAATATCATTAAGAATTTTCATTGATTTGGCGTATGTTTCACGCTCAAATTCAAGTTTAGCAATCAATTCTTTCATTCTATTGTCAAGGTCCATTAGCTTTAAATTTGTGTCACTTTCACGTAAAACCACACCTTGAAGTTGTGGTTGCATTTTTCTAAAAGCATTAATTAAAACCTGATATTGCTGACGCAAATCAACTTCGACAGCTTCCTTAACCATATTTTCTTCAAGACGCTTATGTGCCTCTTCTTCAGAAATGTTTTTTACGCGAGCGTATTGTTTTACCAATTCTGGGTCAATTTTAATAGCTGTCATTATGGCCTCTCATTTGCTTCGTTTGCCAAAGACTGTGCATTGTCAATAGTTCTTTGGAAATTCATAGCTTCTTTATGTTCTTGATTTTCTAATTGATTGTCTCTAGGGAAAGCAACAATACCACCTAGAGTTCCCATAACCGATGAAATAGAAACTGCATTTTTTAGAGCCTGTTCAACGGCCATGGCAGCATCATACACTCCCATTTTTTTGAAATCTCCAAAAGTAGCATTTTCAACATCATAAACATGATTTGGCTTTTCGATCATTTTAACAATAAGCTTCTCGATCTCTTCAGGACTATATCCAGCATTTTCAAGTAATCTATGAAACGGTGCAAATAAAGAAGGGATGATGACAGAATGAACCATAGGGTCTGTTTCTTCTGACAAACTCATTGCTAAATTAATCAGTGTTCGACATCCACCAGGTAAACAACCATGGTTAATGGCAGCTCGAACTGCACAAACAGCATCTTCTGCTCGATCTGATTTCTCTTTTAATTCACCATTAGAGGCACCATAAATCTTTAACTGTGCAATGCCACTGGTTAATTTACCAAGACGCTCTTCTAAAATATTCTTTTCAAGTTTAGAGGCTGCATTTTTAATCATTGTTTGAATTTCTTCAGCTCTCACTTCTACATTTGTAGCGTCTGATTCTCCAACAATAGTAGTGCGAAAACGACTAATTTCGATCTTACTCATGTTTTTACCAAGATCGTCAGGAGTAGCCTCGATCAAAGGATTGTTCATATCAAAAATTTTTGCGCCCGTGAACGCTGATAGATCCATTAAGAATTGCATTTGACCGTTAACCATAGGTACCATAGGTGTTTGCAGAGGAACAACATTAATGGTGTTGGGATTACTAAAATTCCATGCCCAGTTGGTTAAAACTTGATCTTGGAATTTATGAGCAACAACGACTACGTTTTTAAAATCAGCATTTCCAGATACATATTCTTGACCAATATGTGTTAAAATTTCATGTACCTGTACTAAATCATTGATATTTCCATCAAATAAAATAAATAGAGGATTGTCAAGAACGCATCTTTGGTGTCCCTGGTCGTTAATAAAACTAGCATGAAATTTACCAATTGATTCTTCATATCCTTTTTCGATAGGAAAGCCACGAATCAATTCTGTTTCATATCCAGAAGGGCCAGAAAGCTCTTGAATAGTAACATGTGAATTACTTCCAAAGCCAACCTTTTCAAAGGCTTCCATCACAGCCTTGGCCATTTCCTTATCGCCGTTTGCAGATACAGTGGCTACTTTTTCTAATAGATCTTGGTTTTTAGGAGTTACTTTAATTGCAGATTCTCGAATTTGTGGGATTAGCTTACCCTCAACAATCTTTTGGATTTCACGTGTAACTTTTTGAGGGCTGTTTTTTCTATTTTCTGCGCAATAACGAAAAAGATTCTTAATAAAAGCTGAGGCTACAACTGTGGCTGTGGTAGTTCCATCACCAGCTTCGTTTACCGTTCGAATAGCCACATCACGAGTCTGTTCGATAATGAGATGTTCATATGCGTCATTTGACCCTAATGATTTAAAGATCGTCACTCCGTCCTTAGTGTTCTTATTCGGAATGCCGGGTAATTCGGACTCAATAATCACATTGCGTCCACCTGGACCCAGTGAAGAGCCTACAATGCGGTCAATTTTATCGATAGTTCTCACTACGATATTTTCTAACTCGACTAAATTGCTGTTAAACATTTTAGCAGGTGTTTTAACTTTTTTCATGAATATACGTCTCCTTTTGATACCAACGCTTGAAAAATTATCTCTACCTTGTTATATTACCATAAAAGGGAGGAATTTTATGACTCAAGAACAACAAAATTTAGCTTTAAAGGAAGTAATGGACGAAGAATCAATAGCAACTCCAGACCAAACGGCACTTTTCGATCTTTTTGAGGCTTTTTTAAAGACAAAAGATGAAAATGGCAACGATCTTCCTAATCTGCCCCGTGGCTTTGGCCAATAATAAGACGGTCCCAGTCAAATCTAAACGGTTTTTCTGGATACGGCTTATATCTAAGGTCTAGCGACGATGCATTGCAATAAGTAATTGGGCCGTGTAGTGGGTCAAATTCAACTTTAACACCACGGTCCTCGTGAATATGACCTGCTACGTGAAGTACCGGTCTAATCTCTTCAATTTTTTTGCGCAATAATCCACAACCTACATGTTCACCAAGTCGATCATATCGATCGGCTGTTTTGTCTAAAATACCACCAGCTGGCCCATGGGTAAGCAAAATATCTGTATTTTTAGGAATCATATCCCAATGAGTACCAATGAACGGGTGTTTTGCAGTGGCCGCAGCTTCCGTTCTATGGCGATTGAACGCCCAATTGAAAAACCAAGGTTGAACAGGCGAACCCCAAATATTCAAACCTTTAAATTTAACACCAGAGTCGTTAAGTAAAACAACTCCGTAGTTTTTACACAATTCTTCACAAAACTTAGGAGTGCTTTCAAATCCAAAATCATGGTTTCCAGCAATTAAAACTTTCATTTCAAAGTCTAAATCACCATACCATCGAAGAAAATTTTCAATGGCGTCCATGTCACCGCGAGACGTGCAATCCCCAGCATGTAAAATAAGGTCTCCCGACCCCACATCAATCTTATCATGTTGACCATGGGTGTCGGAAATTGTAGTGATTGTAATCATAACTAATCTTGTCTGCCGATTCCTAACAATCGAGTGTCTTGAAATGCGCTTTTTACTCTTGCTTTGTGCGCTACCAATTGTTCAACAACGGCTAACATAGACACATCATCAAGGCGCGATCTAACAACAACTTCTTGTAAATGGGCAATGGAAAATTTGTTTTTAGCGGCTAATCTAGCTGCATCTTCATCTTCTTCTGTCAATTTTTTACCTGCAATAAATGCAAGCAAATCAAGACATTCTTTTTCATTTGGTGTTTTAAGCTCAATAACCTTATCAAAACGACCAGGTCTATCAATCAACGCACCTACAGATTGCTCAGGATTGTTAGTTGTAGCAATAATAAAAGTTGGAACTCCTTTAAAAGGATTTCCGATACCATCAAGCAAATTTAACAATGAAGAATCAGTTCCACGAGGTCCGTGGTTTTCTTCAACAGTCCCACCACCAATATCTTCCATTACGAAGATAAAACGCTCTGTTTTCTTGTGAAATTGACTGTATTGCAAAAAGAAACGATTAATAGAAGATGATCTTGTTGCAGAAGTATCCCAAGTCACAACACTTGTATTTTTATCTTTCAAGAAATGTTGACAAACATCTGTAATAGCTGCTGTTTTACCAACTCCTGGAGGAGAGCAAAGAAGTACTGCACGCTTAGGATCACGTTTCAATTCTTTATAAACATCAAGCTTGCTGAAAAATTTATTAGCTTCTGCTAAAATTGCCTTGGTGTTGTCAATAGACTTCAATAAATTGTAGTTTCTAAGAGGCATTTTCTTGAGTTTAATTCCAAACGAAGTATCCTCAAGTGTAAAAGAACCGGGCTTGATTAACTCTGCTGGTCTTTCTTCTTCTGGCTCTACGTGCTCAAACTGATAAATTTTACCATTTTCTTGAATGGTCAAGTCTGATTCTGGAATCTTGGAATCTTTTTTAAGATCTTTTACATCTGTAATGCTTTTAACCTTAAAAAAACCAGACTTATCTTTTTGTTCTTCGCTCATGAATTCTCCTCGTTAATTTCCATTTCTTCTAAAATATCCAATAATTCACCAACATCAATATCACCAATAGATTCAATATCTTCTCGACGAAAGAAGGGTTGGTCTTTTAATTCATCAAACCAACTATTGTCATGGGCTTTGTATTTAGCCTTATTGACACCTATTTCACCATCATACACATAATCGCCATCATCGTCAACTTCATTTGCATACAAATATGTGTAGTCATTTGTAAAAAATGTTTTTTTCTTGTTTAGTCTAAATTCACAACTACCATGAATCTTATCCTTAAGATTGACAATGTTGGTTCCATCAGAATCCGAACCTGAATAACGTTTTTTTCTTAAAATTGACATTAAAATTCATCCCAAATATTTTTTTTAGCTGTATCTTCCGATTGCCTTACCTGTTCTTCAAAAGACTCGGTTAAATCTTTAATATGATAGGCTTTTTCAATTTCTTCGGCTTTTTTACCGGTAATTTTTTCTTGCACTTCCTGAAGCTTCAATTCCAGGTAATTGACCTCATTTTTGGCCATTTCCAACATATAAAATAGTCGGCTGGCTTCCATTTCAAGGTCTGTGGGTAAGCGATTGCTCTTTTGATAATTAGAATTGGCAGGCACTTTATTTGCCCAATTATGGCGAGCTTCGTCATTCCTTTTGGGAATCACAGAATCTGTATAATTGGCTTCTTGGCCTGTATAGATGCATTTTCGCCTTTCCATATAGTGATAATACCACAAAAAAGGCAAAAAAAAGGGTTGTAGCAAAAACTACAACCCTTTTTAAGGACTAATATTTAGTCGTTATCAATTAAGATAACTGACCTTCGATGTTCTCAGCCAATACGTTTTTGCGTGGTTGGTAAGCAGCCAAGCAAAGGAATCGGAAGTGAGCTTCTGGAAGTGACAAGTCACTAAGAGCTAATTTCAATCGGCTATATGGAGACAATTGGTGCATACCCATTGTGTTAGCTTGGATTAAGAATCCAGTAACAGAACCAGGTCGGCGATTGCCAAGGTCGATGAAAGAAGTATTACCAGAACCAGCAGCCTTAACTTTACCGATGAATTTTGCAGAAGCTGCGCTTCCACCGTCTTCAGAACGATATACGTTAAAGTATTTAGCACCAGAAACAGGAGCGATAGTTAAAGTAACAGCTTCACCAGCGGCAACAGCTTGTGCTCCACCATCATCAACTTTCTCAACTGACTCACCACGCTCATTAACTGCAGTTGCTTTGTACACGTATGTACCAGCAGCCAAGTTAGAAGCAGGGTTAGCAGCAGCAGCACTTGTTAAAGTAGCAGGAGCCGCAGGAGAACCAGCGCGAGAACGTGCAGGGCGAGTTTTTCCAGAAAGGAAACGAGAAGGCTCTAATGAAACAAGAGCAGAGCTTGTCCATTGTTTTCTCAACTCAGCACCAGTAGCTTCTTGAGGTGAACCTGACAACATGATACGCTCTTTTGCAAAAGCAATTTTGTTGTAAGCACTTAAAGAAATTGGGTCAAGAATTAATTTATCTGCAGAACCATGTTGCATTGCAGATTTAACTGACATATCTTCGATTGAAGTTTGAGTCAAAGTTCCGTTTACAGAAACGATAACTGTTTGATCTGAACCGTATTCAGCAAACATCAAATCTTGTGTGTTTGACAAGCTGTCAGACATACGGATTTGAGCATCAACACCAACCATGTTAGGGATATCAGCGATAGCATTTGGGTTACCATCGAAAATACCAGCATTGCTGAAATCTGCTTGTCCACGGAAAGAATCGAATTCGATATCCGCAGAAAGTTTCATAGCAGCATCAGAAGCTGATCTATCTTCCGCTTTTTTACCATCTACTGCACCAATTAGGTTAGCTGCAACAGAAACTCGTCGAGTTGTGCTGTAGTAAGCCATTGGAACGATAGCACGAACGTAGTTCGATGTATCTTCTTCACCGATTCCGCCTTCATACTGAGCAGATCCGCCGAAAATACCGTAGTCAAGCTGACGGTTGAATTGGATCAGAGTGCTTTTTGCATCTTTAATGCTAAGCATCTTCTGAAGTTTGATGTGGCTGTCGTCAAAAGTGACGTTTTCCATCACAGGAGAAAGATCTTCCACCTGCAACGCAGCTCCTTGTACAAGCTGACCTGGAGCAGCGTTGTATGAACCTGCTTCAAGGGCTTTTAATAGATCGTTTAGTTGTTCGACCATTTTAGTTTCCTCCTGTTAATAGATGTCTAATAGACTCAATATTTTTACTACCTGATTGGTAGAAATTGTTGATTTTTTCGCGCTCGCTTTTTTCTAGTTTTCCAGAACGGATTTGAGCAGTAAGTCTTCGAGAAATTTCAGTTTTGTCTAATTTAGACACATCTTCTTTTTTCTCTTCAACCTTAACCTCATCTTCAGATTTTGCTACATATTGCAATTGAGTAACGGCTTTTTGCTTTGGAGCTTTAGAGCCTTTAACAAACGCAATCAATTTTGCAGTTAGATCGTTAAATGATTTTTCCAGTTTTTCTTTTTCTGATTTCAGTGTTTCAATTTCTGACTTTAAAAGTTTTGTTTCGTCGTTTTCAGAAGCTTGAACTTCTTTGATTTCAGACTTAGCAATAACCTCTTCTTTAGCAGGAGCTTCTTGAGTTTCTTGAAAGTGGGCAGCTTTCAGAGCTTCAAAGTGAGCTTTAGCTTCAGATTTTGTCATAGATGAATACATTTCGTTCATTTCTTGAATGTCTTTTTCGTCGTAACCAAATTCAGTAGGAGCAGGTGTAGCTACTTGAGTTTCCTCAACTTTTACTTCATTTGCTTCTTCAGATTTTTTAAGATCTGTTGGTTCAGTTTGTGACTTCAACACAGTGTTGAAATGAGTTTCAATTTCACCAATCAGAGCGGCCATATCTTTATCAGAATATTTTTTCTTCATAAATATGCACTCCTTCCAGTGTTAATTAAACGCCCTTAGTAGGCCATTGAACATCAAAATTGATTTCAGTTCCAGCAGCAGCTTCGGCAGTAGCCAAAACAGTAGCGTGGGTTTTTACGATTTGCTTTTCGATTCCACATTTAACAAGTTCAGTTTGAATTTGAGCTACTTTTAACGTGCTCATAGCATCGTCACGAGAAGCGAATTCAACTTTGTGTGGTGCGAAAGCAACTAGACTGTTTCCAAAAATATCTTTAGAAACTGCGTCAGCAGCAACGATCTTCAATGAAGCTTCGTTAGTGTTAAGTGTTAGCTTTGGCCAGCCTTCAGCGTCTCTTGATTCAGCGACTGAATAGCCACGGAATTGAAGACGTTCTTTTAAGCCACGAGCCAATGCATCAGCTTTTGCAAGTGATTTCATAGTTTTTCCTCCAAAAATTGGTTGATTTATGCCCTAGACGTTTTGAATCGTCAATACAAGGTAAATGATTAGTATTTTTGACCTTTTATAGGTCTAACCTATTGATTTTATTCAGTTTTGGAAAACCAAATCTTCCCAAAATAAAAAACCAAAACCTAGTGTTTTTAAGTATTTAGGGTGATTTGTTGACTAAAACACAATCTTTAAGATGTAAAATCACTTTCTATCACAAAGGTCTAAAATGTCTGATCAAAAACGTGGAACTTTCATTCATGGCATCGCTGCCTCAGAACACTTAGATAGTTCTGGCGAACGTATTCAAATTGAAGGCGTAGATATTACAAGTCTTACAAAAGATGGAACTTTTAACTACGAACATGACTCTAAAAGCCCTTCTTCTATTGTAGGTAAGATTTGGGAAGCCAAGAAAATCTTAAAACGCTCTGATTGCGAAAATGAACATCAAAAGGAATTTTGGGATAAGCTTAAAATGCCTTTTATTTATGTTGCTGGTGAATTATTTGATTCGGTTGGTCACAAAGCTGCTAGTGAAGTAGCTGCAATGCTCAAGTACGACCAAATGACACCTCTTAACAAAGAAGCCAAAAAACTAATCAATTTTTCTATCGAAGGCTCTCGTGTTGAAAAACAAGGTGCTATTATTACAAAATGTATTGCAAGAAAAGTATCTGTTACTTTGACTCCTTGCAATAAAGTTTGTGAAGCTTACGAATTGAAAGTAGACGACAAAGCCCAAAAACAGTCAGATTCTGGTAAATTTGCATTTATTCAAGATGTTATGTCTAAAGCAGACGAAGCTTCGTGTCAAATCATGAAAGGTGAGATTCCTTTCATTTACAAAGCAGATTTGAATTCTCCTCCTGGAAGTGGTCGTATCCCTAAACGCATCTTCAGTCCAAAAAATGCTCCGAGCACTATGCACGTTGGTGATAAAATCAATTATGCAGCTGAACCAAAAGCCAAAACTGGCACTCAAATTTACGGTAAAATGCCAAAAATGAAACCAGCATGGCAAAAGAACGAGAAAAAACAGCTTAGTAAATACGATTCAAATGTTCGTAAAGCTCTTGTTGCGTCTTGTGGTGCTGGAGTTTCATCTGAAAAAGTACAGGGTGACGCATTGGCAAAAGATTTAAAGGGAGTTCATACGTCGGATGTTGGGACTGGAACTCATAGTAGAGCTGGTGTCATGGCTATCGCAGGAAGTAATAAAAAAACACCTATTAAATCTGGTGGAAAAGAAAGACAAAAACAAGTTGCACGTCAAATGCATTCTAGAAAATTGAAAGAATTGAAAGATATGCCAAAACCAAACCTTCCTAAGTCTGAAGTCGATGTTGTTAAATCTGAATTTGTTATTGTTCGTAAGCTTGGACACTCAGATATTAACAAAGCCTCTAAAAATGTACGCGAACAACGTAAAAAGGTATTTGGAACCAATTCTCAACCTGCAGCGAAATCTGCAATGCGTGATAAGCACATCAATCATATCAAAAAATTCGTTGATAAGTTTTTAGGTCTTGATTTGCAACCATCAGGTGGTAAGGTAAACGACAAGACAGGTGAGCGTAGAAAAGCAGACAATGAAATTGGTGTGGATAAACCAGATTGGCGTTCAGGTAAATTCGAAGCTCAATGGAATCCTGAAGCAATTGTTCATGAAATTGCACATTTAATGTTAATGCCTGAAGGTGTTAGTCTTGAAGATGGACAGCGTTTAATGGATAAGCAATATTCGGATGTTCAAAAGCAATATGGATATATGCAACAAAAACGATCTCAAGGTGAAGTGCAACCAATGGCTGCAGAGCAGTTGATTCGTCGTTTTCTTGGGATGCCAGCAAGTCAGGTGTCAATTCCAGTAAAGGATAAAAATGCACCTCAGAGAACTTCCGTTGAAGATCCAAATAAGGTGATTGCCACTCGTGTTAAGGTTCCAGGCAAAAAGGAAAAGTATGTCGATTTAATTCGTCAAGCGAGAAACCTTTCTCCTGAAAACAAAGCACGATTACATGCTATTTTTAGTGGTCAAATGAAATTTCACCCAGATAAAGGATGGTCTAAGGCAGACAGAACCTTAGACGCTGCTATTACAAATAGGCAGCCAGGTGCTGTGTTGGATAGACAAGCTAAAAAACAAGCCGTTCAACCACAAATGCAGCAAGAATTGCCTCCAAATGTAGTGCGAATGAAACCGCGTCCAGCTCCAATGCCTACACAACAACCGGTAGCTCAAAATCAACCAGCTCCAATGCCTGCTCAACCAGAAATGCCACAGGCACAGCCAAAAATGAAAATTGCCAAATCTGAATTTCTTTACAAAAACGAAAAAAAGAAGTAGGATAAATGGCTAATTCGCGAAGAGTTGCAATTTGTCTATTAACAGATCATAGCGATAATATCTTAATGGGCGTTCGCAACGACAATAAAAAATGGACAGTTCCGGGTGGACACTTGAATGAGGGCGAAGATCCATATGAAGGTGCTATTAGAGAACTAAAAGAAGAAACAGGTTTGGATGTAGAAGATATCAAGCTTGTTGCTTCGCATTGGGATAAAGAACAAAATCTTTTATTGTATTTGTTCCATGTGACCCCAGACCCAAAGCAAATGTTAGATGCATCGAAAGACCCGGACAAAGAGGTAGATTCATGGCACTATATGAATCCAAATTATGTTGTGTCAGATTTGCACGTGCCTATCCAACACAACATTGCATTAAAATACTGGATGAATAATTAGATATTATATCCAAGCTTTTGAGCTTCACTCTTAGCCAAAGAACCTTTATCCTCGCCAACCTTTTTAGTACGAGTGTAAGTGATAGGGTCAAAAGACACATAAGTTCCAGTCGGAACTTCAATGCGATAAACAAGTTGTGTTTCTGGGTCTTGAAAATGAGTTCCAACTTTTAATTCAGTCATCAACTCTTGAAGAGTAGGTTTTAAAGCCTTCATTTCTTCTTTAAGAGCTTCATATCGCTTTGAGATTTCTAAAAATTTTTGTTGTGTGTCTGTCATAAAGATCTCCTTGTTTTGTTGATTTCTTTTTCTAATTGTCTAATTTGATTACGAATTACAAACCAATCCTTAAGTAAAGGATTTGGTGTTGATTGCTCTCTTTCTCTTAAAATACGCAATAATTTAGCCATATCATCACGCGTCAGCGGTTTTTTACTATTGATATAAGTTACATTTGTTTCCATAGGATAATAA